CAATAATCGCGGTAGAAAGAGAAGAGAGAATAAAGCGCAGGAAGCTGCAGGAGGACAAGAATATGGAAAGAGAAAATAAAACCGGAGAAGTTTGGAGAACACGAACTGTCACAGGAACAGAGAAGATCGTGCTGGTGGTAGCAGACCACGGGGCAATGGCGTATGTAATTCACTTGGCGGAAGAAGGTGTACACACAGACATCGAGGTAAATTGCGAGGGGCTGCGGTACGGGTCCAGCGATCGAATGTACTATGTACCATCCAGAAGTTTTGAGGAATGCCTCCGCACAGTAACAGATGAGCAGCTGGCAGATGTGAAAAACAAGCTTGCGGCGGCGATCGGGATTGAACCGCAGATCGTAGAGAAGGAGGTTGTTCGGGAAGTACCGGTGGAAATTCCGAGCAATATCGCTCCTGCGGAGCCACAAAAATGTTGTGATGCAGAGGTGCAGGAGCTTATGATCCGTGCGGAAAGAGCAGAAGCACTGCTGGAAGAGTACAGAGAGCTGTATAAAAACGTAATCGAAAAAATCTGACCTTATTAAGGTGGGATAAGAAAATGGACAAAAAGGATATTTTAGGAATATTGGGCAGAATAGCGGCTGCGGCTTGGCTGATACTATTTATTCTGGCGTTTAGTATGGACCGCTCCAGCAGAATGGGAGATGTGTTAATACTCTCAGCCTTTGCTGGGGTGTTGCCTATGATTTTCTTCACGATTGGTGATTAGCCAGATGTATTTTGCAAAGGCGAAAATGAGCATTTAAAGGAGTAGCGTAATGGGAAAAGAAGAAGACGCAATATATTTGATTCGCATGGCAGCAGACATGTCGAAACGATATTATGGGGAACCGTTTGTATGTACATACAGCGGTGGAAAAGATTCGGACGTCGTCTTGGAGCTATGCAAGCGAGCTGACGTACCGTTCGTGGTACAGCACAGCATCACCACAGTTGACGCGCCACAGACGATGCAGCATGTCCGAAAGGTATTTGACCAGTGCAAAAAAGAGGGAATACATTGCGAGTATACACAGCCGACTTACAAAGGGAAGCGGGTAAATATGTGGTCGTTAATCCCAATTAAAGGTATTCCTCCCACAAGAATGATGAGGTATTGTTGTGAGGTTTTGAAAGAGCAAAATGCAGAAAATCGTGTTATAACGACCGGAGTAAGGTGGGCAGAAAGCAGGAAGCGTGCAACACGAAGCGAAGCGGAAACTATTACAAAGAAGGCAAGTGATAGCATAAAAACAGATAGAGTCATGCTGGCGAATGACAACGATGCAAGCAGAGATATAATCGACCACTGTCGTCAGAAAGGGAAGGTGGCTGTAAATCCTATTATATCGTGGTCAGATGCCGATGTGTGGGATTTTATAAGGGGGAACGGAATAGAATATAACCATTTATATGATTGTGGTTATCATCGTGTAGGATGTGTTGGTTGTCCGATGGCGGGGAAGAGACGCTGGAAAGAGTTCGCAGATTTTCCGGGGTTCAAGGAAAAGTATATCAAAACCTTTTCGGAAATGCTTGATAAGATGAGAGCATCTGGGAAAAATCCGCGATGGAAGACAGGCAAAGAAGTATTCTTATGGTGGATGGAAGACGACAATGTATCAGGACAAATGAGTTTCGATGATTTTCCGGAGATGTTGCCGTAAGCTGAGATTTAAGTAAGCAAACGGATAAAAAAGGAGGTGACACCGATGGATAAAAACATCCTAAACGACTACATAGATGCATGTGCGCTGGTCCGGGAAACAGAACAGCATATCCGGCGGCTACAGGATAAACCGTACGCTGATTAAAATCTAAGTCATTGAAAGGAGACTATTTTATGAACAGAGTGATTTTATGTGGACGATTAACCAAAGACCCTGATGTTAGATATTTTCAGGAAGATAAACCAATTGCAATTGCTGCCTTTACTCTGGCAGTAGACAGAAAATTCAAAAAAGATGGAGAGCAAAACGCAGATTTCATAAATTGCCGGTCTTTTGGCAAAAATGCGGAGTTTTCCGAAAAGTATTTAAGAAAAGGTACGAAAATCATTGTAGAAGGTCACTGGAAGACCGGAAGTTTTACGGGGAAAGATGGCAAAAAAGTATATACAAATGAATGTATCGTTGACAGCCAGGAATTTGCAGAAAGTAAATCTTCATCACATGCGAACGACAATGGTTCTGAGATTCCTCCAGACGCAGAAGGAATCTATTTCATGCAGATCCCGGATGGAATAGAAGAAGAATTGCCTTTTAAGTGATGGAGGAGTAAACGGCATGAGAGCACTTGACATTTACGACAAAAAGTTCAAAGAGAACAAATGCGTTATATGTTCTCATCACGTTACAAGGCCGGGAAAATCGCAAGATTTACATTTTTGCGAGATCAGAGGGAAAATTCTTCTTTTCCCGCTCTACCTACCGGCCAATTGTATAAATTTCGAAGAAAGAACTGATTAAAATCACCATACAAGAAGCAATCAAGTGGCAATAGAATTCTTCACAGAAACAGGAGAAGACCCAAAAGAAAAATTCATATGGTGTCCCGCCTGCGGGCATAAATTGGATTGATATATAAATGTATGAAGAGTTTATGTATGCTGCCAAATTAAAAAACGAAGACCGTGAGGTCGCAAATCGCACAGTGGTATGGCTTGAGCATGACGGATTGATGCATTGCTATATGCCGGCAGGAGCAACATGCTTCGTAACTGAGCGAGCGGGAAGTGGAACCATTTACATTGACGGTCTTGCACTTGTCGAAATTTCGATAGAATCACTCAGACCATTGAGAAATGGAGAACCGAAAGGAGGTGTTTCTAATGGCAAAAAAGAACATTGCACAGATCATGACAATTGAGCAAAAAAACAAGAAAAAGCTTCTCGAAGTAGAACCTAGATTAGATGATAAAAGCGGCATATATTTTCTGACAAGAACTGATGAAAACGGTTTTAAATATGCATACATCGGTCAGGCAAAGCATATTTTGACGAGACTTTCGCAACATATGGTTGGGTATCAACACATTGATTTATCCATAAAAAAACACGGATTTTATTCAAAGGATAATCCGTATGGATGGATGATCGGCTTACTTCATTTCCGCATGTCTGAGCTGGACAAATGGGAACAGCATTACATAAAAATGTACGCAGACAATGGCTATCAGCTGAGAAACAAGACGAGCGGCTCTCAAGGCGCAGGTAAGGCAAAAATAGACGAATATAGGCCATCAAGGGGCTATCGCGACGGAATAGAACAGGGGAGAAAAAATCTTGCAAGAGAGCTTTCCTCCATTGCAGATAAGCATCTCGTTATTTCGCTTAAGCCAGAGAAGTTAGGGAACAAAGTATCGGAAAAGCAACTGCAAAAATTTAACGAACTGATTTACGGAAAATGATGCAAATTCCCATTTTCTTTTAATTACAATACAGGAGGAAGTGCAAATGGCAAAGAGGTACGATAATCCGAAGGAGCTGTCAAAGCTCCTTCTGGAAACACGAAGATTAAAGCAAAGTGCGAACAGAAGCCCATATACAGTTATTCTCACAATTTTGTGTTATGGGCTCTGGAAAGACTACAGGTACAGCCAGAGAAAATTGGCAGATTTTTGCCGGAAATTTGCCGAGTACGATGAACGATATTTCGATAAGCCATATCAAACACTAGTAGACGAACTTTACAACTACGCAGACTGGAAAGTCGAGCATGTTAAATATACAAAAGACGATTATCCCCATTACAAATCGAAAGTTATGCAGGCATCGGTTGAAGAGCAGATGCGATGCGCAAACGAGATAAACGCGCTTTCCACGCGCTATTTTACTTACGGTTTTTACATTCTTATCGAAGATGGATTCGGCGCAAAGAAGCTGACAAACTTTAAAGATAAGGCTCAAAAGCGAATACAGAGCATCACGGGAGACATGAGAACCGGAACAATAAACGATCTGTGGAAAGAACTTGCAACCGGAGCTGGAATTTATATCGAGAAACCGAAAATTGATTGATTGGAGGGTTGAAAATGGCGGAGCGCAGGATGTTTACACAGAAAATTACAGAAAGCGACGCGTTTTTGGACATGCCACTTTCCACACAAGCACTTTATTTCCACCTGTGCATGAATGCTGACGATGACGGTTTCGTGAAAAACCCGAAGCGAATTGCAAGAATGATGGGTGCAGGAGATGATGACATGAAGCTCCTTATCGCAAAAGCGTTTGTTATTGCATACGAAAGCGGAGTGATTGTCATAAAGCATTGGAGGATGCACAATCTGCTGAGAAAAGACCGGTACAATGAAACAGAATACACTAGCGAAAAATCAATGCTATATGTGAAGAAGAACGGGGCTTACACGCTTGACGAAGAGAAAGGAAACCCGCTCGATCCTGCTAAAAAAATTTCCTGGCAACCAAATGGCAACCAAATGGCAACCAAATGGCAACCAAATGGCACCACAGGAAAGGATAGGATAGGTAAGGATAGTAAAGGTAAGGATAGGTTAGGTAAGTGTAATAAAGGGGAGAGTGTGAGAGGGGAAAAAGCTGATCGCTTTGTTCCCCCAGATGTAAACCAGGTCCAAGAATACTGCGACAATCGAAATAACGGCATTGACGCTCAAACATTTGTTGACTTTTACACATCCAAGGGATGGATGGTCGGCAAAAACAAAATGAAAGACTGGAAGGCAGCGGTAAGAACATGGGAGAGAAACGGCAAGAGGAGTTGCAATACAGCTGCCGTAAATAGCCAGAAAGACCAGCTTACGGAGCTGCTTGACGGAATCGAGGTGGATGAACCTTGACAGAGAACGAAGCGAAGAAGTTGCTTGCGGTTATGACAGTTACTTACCCGAACTACAAATTGGCGAATGTAGACTTCGCTGCGAAAGTGTGGAGTGACATGCTCGTTGAGTTTACATACAGTCAGGCAGGTGCGGCACTGAAAGCTTATATCAGGTCAGACACGAGTGGTTTTGCTCCGACACCCGGACAGATAATCAGCCAGATCGTAAAGATGGTGATTCCGGAAGAGCTAAACGAAATGGAAGCATGGGCGCTTGTAAGCAAGGCTATCAGGAACAGCGGGTACAATGCGGTGGAAGAGTTTTCGAAGCTGCCAGCTCTTGTTCAAGCTGCCGTCGGTGCACCGGAGCAACTTAGAGCATGGGCTTTGGATCAAAACTACAACGAGACGGTTGTAAGCTCGAACTTTATAAAGACATACAGGGTATCACTTTCTAGACAATCGGAACTGGCAAAAATGCCGGAAGAGATCAAGAGGGCGATTCAAAAAACAAACGAGAACTCGTATTCGTCCCAAATTCGCAAAAAAAATGCTGAGACGATAAAATTATCGATCAAAGAAGAAAAATCGAAAATAGGGGCATCAGAAGAGCTTACAGGGCATACAGGAATGAACGCATAGCAAAGAGAAAAATGGAAAAGATTTTGTGAAGGAGTGGATTGAACAATGGGATATCGTGGTAGAAAGGCAAAAAAATACGATGTTTACGACGGAGAGAAGCTGATAATGAGCGGCGAAGCAAAGGACGTAGCAATTTTTTTGGGTGTCACATCCAACACCGTAACGCGAAAGGAGATTTGTGGAGAGCGAACAAAGCAGGGATACGAGATCTGCAAGAGCTTTCCGGATGACTGGCCGGAGTGTTGGGAAAATGCATGTAGGCCTTTGCGCAGGGCGAAACAGGAGTGGAAAGGCAGTATGAAAAGTAATTTCTTAAGGACGAGCCGACGGTAAAATTAAACTTTTATTCGCAAAAATCAACGTTAAAAGCAAGAAAATTGACACATACGATTCTGCTAAAAAGGAGGGAATCAAACGGTTGAAGCTGGCACTGTCTAGAATGACGAAGCCAGAACTTGAAAAAATTTTACAAAATGCCAATTTTACACAAGATGAAGAAAGCGTTTTCTGGTTACTGGCTAGAGGAAAGACAATAACTGAGATATCGCAACTGGAAAATGTGTCTGAAAGAACTGTGAACAGAAAAATAAAGGACATAAGGCTTAAAGTTAGCAGATTGGAGTAAAAAATGGCAAAAATGACGTTAAACGGGAAAGAAATTTCCCCAGAAGATGTGATCCTGCCCGAAAAAGTATTGGAGCTCATAGCGAATTGCTTAGATTGACACCTCTTGTAGCAGGATGTAGAATGTGCCGTGAACATGATAAACACGGCACATTCTTTTTAGAGAAAAGGAGGAACGGCAATGGAATGTGTCGCTTACTTAAGGGTTTCAACCGAAAAACAGGCGGAAGAAGGTTATGGATTGGAGTTGCAAAGGATAAGCATAACCGATTACTGCCGGAAAAATGAGCTTATAATATCTGACTGGTACATTGACGACGGTTACACCGGATCAAACATGGACAGGCCACAACTACAAAGACTGATTAGAGACTGTTCGAAGAAAAGGATTAAGTGCCTCGTTGCTTTTAAACTGGACAGGATATCCAGAAGCATGGTGGACGGGATATACATGATCGAAAGAGTATTCCAGCCAAACGGAGTCGATTTTCGCTGTGTGTATGATAGCGTGAGCTACGACAGTCCGATGGAGCAGGCGTACACGCAGATGATGGCGGTTTTTGCACAGCTGGACAAAAATACCATGATGATGCGTATGCGTGGCGGTAGGCTTGAAAGGGTCAAAAAAGGATACTGGTATGGAGGAGGGAATAGACCGTATTGCTATGATTACAGCAGAGAAAAAGGAATATTGGTTCCAATACCAGAAAGAGCAGAACAGGCGAATAGAGCGCTGGACTTGTTTTTGCAGGGATATTCCGATGAAAGAATCATGAAGATATGCGGATATTCAAGTGAACTCCTTGTCAGACACATACTCACAGGAGTGGTAAATATCGGGATGATACCTTATAAAGGAGAAGTCTATAAAGGTCTCCATGAACCAATATTCGATGAGCGAAAGTTCGAACTCGCGCAGGAGTATAGGAAGACTAGAAGAAAAACAAAAACGGCGTGCTTTTCCATGGAGACTAATTTGCTTACCGGATTGTGTTATTGCGGAATTTGTGGATGCAAAATGAGGTATCAAAAGTGGACAAACGGGAACCACAAAATATACTGCTATTCGCACGATAGGAGTCTTAAAAAACTGCCTAACCACAACCCAGGATGCGACAACACTTTGGAATGGGCAAAAGACATTGAAAAGCAGGTAGAGGAAGAAATTTTAAAGATATCTCTTAACATTTCTTCCTACCAAAAAACACAAAAGGAAAGTGAACTGGAAATCACAAAAAAAGCGCTGGAAAAGAATAAGGCAAAACTGAAAAGACTGTATAATTTTTACGCAGAAGGTAATGACACAATTGTTGATTCTATACGAGAAACAGAAGATGAGATAAATAAGCAAAAAGAGGTCATCTTTGAATTACAGAAAAGCGAAGGGAATAAGCAGTCAAAAGAAATTGTTTATGACAAAATAAAAAGTCTTGCCGATGTGTGGACGCACATAGACAAGACAAGCAAAAATGTTATATTAAAGACAATAATATCGAAAATTGTTATTGTCAAGGGTAACGTGGAGATACAGTTAAAAGAATTTTAGCAGTAGATAATAATCATTGGCCTTGCATATAGCGAATGCTAATGCCGTGTTTATCATGTTTTTTAAAAATGGAAAATTGGAATTTGTCGCTAAATTGACGTTTTGAAGTCGCTTTTGGCGGCTTTTTTTATGCCAGAATAGAATCAGAAGGAGGGATAACCTATGTTTTCTGACGAAATTTTGGAAAAAATATTTATCAGGCAAGATGTTAGAAAAGTGCCCCTTACTTATCAGTCAATAATGGTGCATGCAGTAGAGGAAGTTTTGGAAAAGGAGGAGCTTGATGCAGATAAATCCTTACCAGCCGATGAGCGGATATAACACACCGATGTCGTATCAGCAATATGGCAATTACAATCCATATATCCAACAGCAGAGAGGGTATCAACAGCAGGAAATCCCTATTCAGCAGTATCAGCCAGTTCAACAGCAAATTGGCATAAACGGCAAGGTTATACAAACTGTAGAAAACATAACTGCAAACGACGTGCCGATGGACGGATCTGTTGCATTTTTCCCCAAAAACGATCTGTCAGAAATATACGCTAAAAAGTGGAATTCTGACGGAACAATTTGCACAGTTTTATTTAAGCCTATTTTGAATAATAAGTCAACGGAAACTGTCGAAAATCCTGAAATAAATTCGACAGAAAAATTGACTAAAACAGTCATGGAAAGGTTTGATGAGCTAGAAAAAAGAATTGATGATTTTATGAACAAATCAACACAGAAGCAGCAAGTAAATCGTTCCAAAAAGGAGGAGACGGAATGAACCTGATGCAAATGACACAAGCAATGAAAAACCCTCAACAGTTTTTACAAAATATGATGGGAAACAACCAAATTATGCGAAATCCTATGGCGAAAAATACACTTGAAATGGCTCAAAAAGGAGACTTCCAGGGAATAGAAAATATCGCTAAAAATTTATGCAAAGAAAAAGGAATAAATCCGGACGAAATGATGAATCAGATCAAAAAACAGATGGGAATGTAAAAGCATATTAGAGGATACGCGCGGCCTCTTTATGAATAAAATATCAGGAGGAAACAGTATGTTTAACTCAAATAACACTCCATTTACCATGCCGGTAATGCCGGCCACAGGAAACTACGCAGATGGCGCAGGTGCATGGGGCGGCGAATGGCTCTGGATTATTGTAGTGTTTGCCTTTATGGGGTTAAATGATATCATACCGATTTTCACAACGAATACAGTAGATTTGGTTTTGCTGGCAGTATTGTTTGTGGTCAGCGGTGTTCGGCTTTTCCCGGAGAAAAAACTGTGTACTTATATTTACTTTGGCGTCGCTTTACTGATGCTTGGTATTTTGGCAGTTGGTTTTATGTTATGACATAATTCGTTGTAGTAAATTCTGATGAGAAAACTTGACAATTTGTATAAGATAGGATAAAATACTGATATCTCATGTAATTGAGTAA